GTAGACAAAGCATATTTCCCTAAATCAAAGACCGCTTCTGGGATTCTGAGAAATCAAGAGTTCCTAACTGAATACAATCCAAAAACTGATATAGATACCAAAAATTTACTACGAGTAGAATATGGACTAGGTTTAGGTCGTGATCCTGCCCAGTCCGCTGTTCTACACATTCAGTATTCTCAAGCGGAATTTGTATCTAAAGAATTTGTACAGGAGAACATTGATGGACTCACTGATGTTGGTCGTGAGCGTTCACGCTTGGATGTCGAAAAATTCCGAGGGATGGCGTTGGCTAAACTACTACAGGGGTTGGAAGCCGGAACCATTCCGAATGAAGCGTTAATAGAGATAGCTCGATCCAGAGAAAAAGGCGAAGATCTCTTTGACATATTTGAAAAGTATGTCGTACTGCCAGAACAGGAAGCAGCAAACGCCCAACAACAGAACATGATAGAAACAGGTTTAGGTCCACCAACGGAAGTTGGCGCTGGACCACCACCACCACCTGAAGGAATGCCTGCTCCACCACCTCCCGGTGGCGCTGAATTACTAGCACGTATAGGAATGCCTGCAGGTGAGGGTGGAATGTTAGGAACACAGGTGACTGGATGACGTTTCAAGATCCTTTTCAAGATGAAGAAACGATTGAAGCCTCCTGTGATTTAGAAAATCCTGAGTCTTGTGAAAGTTGTCAATAATGCCTACAGACGAAATAGAAAAAACTCCCACATCGGATGTCTCTGTAAATAAGCCTGAATCAGGTGCATACGGAGAGAAAGCGGATCTGGCTCGCTTAAAACAATCTTTACCTCCGATGGGCGTACCGGGAGTTGAGGGGACTGGAGCAGTAGCTCCAGCCCCTACTTCCGGCATAAAACCGCCACAAACTATGGGTAGACCCACAGGTGGACCTTCGGAAGTTCCCAATGTACTTATGGCACCGACACAAAGACCAGATGTTCCCCTTAATCAAGCACCAGCACCGGCTCCAGCAGCCTTACCTCCTAAAGCTGTCGCTGCTAATCAACAAAGGATGGCTGTACTGGAAGCTCTTTCGACCCATGATGAAATATCAGAAGAAACAAAAGAATGGGCTAAAGAGGTTTTAGAATTTCTCCGTGAAGCAGGTAGATAGGTATGTCTACGGCAGAAGAAGAACTGCTAGCAGAACCTGAAGAAGAACAACCTCAACCTCAACCTTCGATACTCGACCCCATAAAACAAAAAGGTGTTTTAGAAGGTGGGGCAGAACTTCTGACGAACATGCTCCCCGGCTCCTTTATAGCCAACCAAGCTCAACAACGAGGACAAGATGGCTATTCAGTAAAAGACGTTTTTAGTTCCTTATTGGATGTAGGTACATCGAGTGCCTACTTCGCTCCCATAATAGGAGATGCTCTAGGGGCTAGAGATGCCCTCAACATTTGGGATGATCCAGATGCTGACACATTTACCAAAGCAATGGGAGTTATGGGTGTCATTGGTCTTGTGCCTTTGGCAGCTTCAGCAGGTGCAGCAGTAAAAACCAATCGTGCTTTCCAAAGCGCTAGGGCAGCATCATCGTTACCTGTTTCAAGCCGTCACCTCTTTGGCGACACTCTTTCTCACTTGTCAGGTGTAATAGATGAGCCTGTCAAGGCTCAATCCCTGCTTGCGACTCTAGGAGATAGTCGAGGTAGAAAAGTATTACAGGTTTTACAATCAACAGATTTTGAAGCCCAGCCTATGGACAGATCGAGAACTTTCGATCAGGTACGAATAGGATTACAAGGTACGAAAAGATTAAACAACGGAGACCAAGCAATCGGTTTTCTTGACACATTAGGGTCAAGTCTGATTGAAAAGATTCCCAGCTACAGACAGAGTGTCAATTCTTTAGAATTAACACCAGATCAAGTTGCAGTATCAGCAGTAGCTTACGAAACAGCAAAAATAGATCACCTAGTTAAAACAAATAAACTCTCTGTTGGGGAAACCCAACAAAATGTTATCCCTATGTGGGAAAAGTTTATCAATGGGGATGAACTTCTTGCCCCAGAAGAAGTAATTTTCTTACATGATGCAATAGTTGACATGGCTCACCTAACACAAGGAACAGTTCACCCTCATTTTGCTTTTGATGATATTCGTTTCGGTCTAGATCAAATACTTTTAGATGGTTCTAATTCTAAAGTATTCATAAATGTGTTGGATCACGATGGTGTTTCTTTAACACAGTTGACAGAAGAAGCCACTTTCAAACGTATAGTTAATGCTTCTGAGGCGAATGAATCTTCCATGTTGACTCATTTTTCTCAGAATATAGTTGAGTTTTTCGATCAAGAAGTTAGAGGTTCGCTAGGGGAAGGCTCCTTAGTGGTGACAAGCTCTGGCGTACCGGGTCTAATTGACCACACTTTATCTGCATCAGCAGGTTTCACTGTCTCTGGTCAGAATAAGACAGTTGACAACCTCGTTGAAAGGGCGCTTGAGATAGCTGGTGCATCATTAGGTGAAGTGGCTACTGGTTCAGGCACAAAAACAATAACTGGTCCGATGTTGCGAGGTTTAATAAATCAAGTATTCAATCAGAAATTGGATCAGAACCTATCTCCCTCTTGGGCTATCACAGGCACAGGTAATCTAAGACAGGCAAGAGAGGGTGGAATTTTTTATCATTCTGCTAAGGGTGGCAAAATTGAAGTAGAGCGTGAATATCTACACATGGGGACTTTAGAGTCTGCCATGATGAGAGCGCAAGTCCATTCAAATAGATCTATCCCTGTACAGGAATATGAAGTTCGCCCTCAAAAACCCTATTTTCCAGATGGCAAGATACTGGATGAAAGAATAGGAAAAGACAGAACAGAACTTTGGAAAATGGACACTGTTGGTAAATCAGCGAAAGATAATTTACGAGCGCAGGGTTATGATTCTGTTCCTTATATCAATGCTGTAGAAGGTGAGGGTCAAATTTCTTATATGATTTTAGATCCAAGAATCTTAAAACCTTTAAGAAGAAGAACGATTCAAGTCAAAGGCGACCAAGATTTTGGTGCAGGGAAAGGAAAGGACATCATTTCTGCTCCTAGAGATGGTGCTGGACAGATAATATACCCTGTTGAAGTTATTGAAGAATTTTCAAATACTTGGGTTAAAGGTCAAGGACCAGCAAGAATTTACAATGACAACTTATTGAATATGCTTCAAAATCCTGCTCCAAATAAACTAGGTTTCAGGGCTCATCCTCCTAGAACTTCAGCGCCTAAACAAGTCTTAAATGAACTTTTGAACGCTCCATCGACTAAAAAGGGATCGGGAACTCTAGTGGTTGCTGCCAGAGTAGATGGTGGTGTGGAAATAGTATCTCCTCTAACAGGTAAAAAAAGCAAGGGAAGGAATCGTGGAACCTACTCTTCAGTAGGTGGCAATTCACAAGGTCAACATGTGAGATTGAAAGTTCCAATGAGGGTAGCTGACACCAAATCTACAGCAGACAGAATTACTGCATCAACAACTATAGACGGCAAAGCAGCCTCAACAGGTTTCAGAAAAATGACTACCAACCATAGATCTTGGGCTTTTGAAGATGGCAGACATATCGTAATTTCAACTACTCAATCCTCCGATGCCGTTCAACAACACCAGCAGATTTCATTACTGTTGGAAGAAGCTGGCATTCCACACAAACTCACCCTTGAGGAACCTCACATAGGGCAATCAAAAGTTTGGAGAGACAGGACAACAGGAGAAGAGTATTGGTCTGTTGAAGAGTTGGAGGCTCAGGGTCTCAATCATAACAATTTAGATCTAGAACTTCACGAGGAGCCTAGACTCCAAATTGCTTTAACTTTTGAAGATCCAGACAGTCTTTCTAGAGCGTGGCATATCCTACATGAACCAACCCCTCATAATGCAGATCTCTCCGTTCAAGGTATAAACACTGTTTCCAGTGAATATGTCCGTCATTATGCCAGAGAGTATGGTCTTAAAATTATACCTCGTGGAATTAAACGAGAAATAGAGTTCATAGATGCAGGAGGAGGGACTTCCCTCACTGAATTACAGGGTCGAAAGATAGATCCAAAATTTGCAGTCTCTGATCGTAAAACAATGGTCAAAATAGCTAGAGAATATGCCACTAAACGGACGACTAAAAAACTTGAAGCAGAAACAGCATCACAGTATAGCAATTTCATTATTGAAACTGATGCTCAGTTTCAATGGATAACTGAACAAGCAGGAGTCCGAATGGAAGTTGTTGACACAAATCCGTATGCCTCTCCGATGGAAATGGCTGCAGATATTCGTGACAATAAAAGACTTAAGATTCTGTCAACAGAATCCACTGGTGGACATCCTCTTTTAACAAATGCACAGAATGACAAGTTTAGATTTGTCCATGATTATTTCGGTCACTCAGCTTTAGGCAACTCTTTCACTAGACACGGAGAGTATGTTGCCTACCTTAAGCACGGTCAGATGTACTCTGAGGGAGCTAGAGGAGCCATGCACTCAGAAACTGTCGGTCAAAACGCTTGGCTGGTTTTCTCACCAGAGAATGAAGCTAAAGCATGGAAAGCCCTCCGTCACGGTCAAAGTTACGCAGGTGACTTCATAGATCAAAGAGCGATTATTTTAGACAAGAAATACTGGGGTAATAAAGCACTGTCTCAAGAGGCTGGTTACATGACAGGCTTCGACAAGGGTAGGCGTATAGATGGTATTTACAATGAAGAGATTTTAGATATTTCTGCTTACACCTATGGTGCAGATGAAGCTCCTGTAGGAACTAAAGCAGTTTTTGAACATCATTTTGAAGATGAGGCAGCATCAAAGCTGATCCATATGTCGAAAGATGGGGATGTGAATAGTCCTAATACAGAAGTTGCCTATGTCGCTGAAGATGGCATGTACCAGTATTTTGGTGATTCTGAAACAAAAGTCCATCAAGCAGGGAAAGGTTCTACAGGCTTCTCGAAACAAAATGGCGAGGTTTGGTGGCAAGGGGTTGCCAAAGTCTTAAACCATGAAGGTGGAGATTTTTTAGATGGCGCTCACAAAGATCTTTTTGATGTGAGGTACAAGCCTGCCCCAGATGCACCAGCCGAATTTCACTCCATAACACCTACACGAATATATTTATACATCCCACCTGAAGGTCAAGGTGTACCATTACTTGCTTTTACAGGAACAGGGGCAGATGTGAAAGGAGGGCAAGAAGCTCTTACACGCTTACGAGCCATTGCAGAGCAAGATCAAAGTGTGGAAAGGATCATTACAATAAACAGAAAAGGTGCCGAAATGCCTTTTGAATGGGTTGAGGATCCATTATCTCCAGTGCAAGAATCACCCGGAGTGGATCCTTTCATAGTAGATGATTACAACCACTTCATGGGAAGAACGAATACAAGAAAACGAACACTTACGGAACAAACATGACCGAGATGCGAGATATTGACCTGAATTTAAGAGCTATCAGAAACTTTGAGGCAACTGGTTCCATGCCTGCTTTACCTGACATGGTGAAGCTGGACTTGGCTGCCAATTCTGGTATGACACCTAATGCGACTGTTGAGTTTTTAGGTGGACTGTCTCAGGATCTTACCCTGCCTTTAAGTACCACTAATATGTCTTATGAGGTAGCCCAAGCACCAATACCTGCTCCTACACCTCCACCAAAAATAGACAAAGATAATGGTTACAGTTCTGAACAGAAAATAAGAATGTTCACCAGAGCTACCGCCAATTTGAAAGCTCCGACTGACCTTACAGGCTCTCAAGCTGTTATTGACTGGAAGAAGCGAGCCGTCAGAATGGGGTATCTCAACCAGAATGATGTGGAGATGGACAACAGGTGGGATCCTGCTTACAACCGTGTTGCCTATCAGATGTCTCAAGACGATTTCAATAGACGAATGAAAGGCAATAGTGCTGCACCGGGCGCTTCAATGGGACAACTTTTCCAAACCTTTGACGATTGGCTGTCACCTACAGGTTTAATGTCCGCTGCCGTAGGTATGGGTTTCTGGTGGGACGCTGAACAGATAGACAAAGAATGGGAAAAGTGGAAACGAGGCGATGCCTTTAAGGGTATTAAGGATGCTTTTGTAAAAGAAGATGGTGAAAGCTGGGGCTCCTATCTAAACCCCATTAAGTTCACTAAAGACATGTGGAGAGTGTTGGGTCCAGTTGATGATCTTTTAATGCCTGTCATTAACACAGCTTTGCTGTTTACAGGTGTTGGAGAAGTGGTGGCTTTCTCAAGAGCTACGATGTTAGCGACTAAAGGTGTTAATGGTTTCAATTTAGCTCATGGGGCTGTAAAGGCAAACCGTGTAAGAAACTATATTGCTGGTACTCGTGCAGGTCGTGTGGCAGGAATGTCAGGTGACATCGCTACTGATATAAATAAAATGTCGCAAGGTGGACTAATAGCTGGAAGGATATTCCCCGGTGTAGATCGTGCAGCGGAATTGGCTGCACAGGGCAAGAACATTGGCTCTGGTCGCAAGATTATCGGTGAATCTATGACAGGTTGGAGAAACCTTCGTGGGGTAATGGTCGCCAAGAAGTCTGTTCAAAAAGGTATGCAACTAGGTTTTGTCAATAGAGTGGAACAGGCTTTCGGCTACAACCCTGAGTTGTTGCCGGGTCAGGAAACTGTAATGAATTTCACAGAGGAGATGAGGCGCAACCCACTCGTCTGGGGAATGGGTGAAGCATTATTTACCCCTACAGCTATCCTTCAGCCGGGGCAGATCAAAAAACCTTTCGGGTGGGTCAATAAGTTTGAAAAGGTAGGCAAGAACGCCTTCTATTCTGATGAGTTTAGAAAAGCACATGAGTTCCAGATAAGCCAAGGCTTAGGTCAAGAGGCTCTTGAGGCAGGTCTTTCTAAAGGGCAAATAGATCAAATGAGGGCAAGCAGATTAAAGGAATGGAAGAAAGAAGTTAAAGAGCATGGTGTCTCTCAGGCTTTAGCCAATGAATATGCTGATGGCGATTTGCAGAAGATGGGCGCTTTCACGACTTGGATAGCGACCATTTCAGCGATTGATGACCAAGCAGCAGCGATGGGTAAAGTTACTAAAACAGGTGAGCTTTTTACAGAAGGTGCTTCAAGGTTCGATCATAGTTTTCATATAGCTCGTAATAATATAATCAATCAACTTAGACACATAGATGAAGATGACCTTGAGGGCATCATTCATGTCATGGCTTGGTCGAGAGCGAAGAACGCTAAACAGGCTGCCAAGCTAGTAGAAGAAATAACTGAAAGTCTTGTTGGCAACACTAGACGGCAAGAAGCTCTTAGAAGGCTTATGAGTGTTCATAATGGTAAAAGAGAAGCTGCTTTTCAAGACCTTTTAGCACGTTACCTGACCGAGCCGGGTAAGCTGTCCGAGTCAATAGCTATCCATTTGGAAACTATGGGTAGGTGGGATGATTTCGTTGACAATATGGATGAGATAGGGTCAATCTATCTAGCTGGTGGTTTAGATGAAGCAACAGCTAGAATACCTGTCAATCCAGAAACAGGGATGCCTCTAAAGGGTCAGACGGCTAGTTTGAAAGGACCGAAATCAAGTCCTCATCAGATTTATGGCAGACCAGACCCTGAAACAGTTTTCACCACCAGTATCAGTGATGTTTTAGACGATCAGGAATTTCTTGATTTTGCTCAGAAGGGTTATTTCGATGTTTTCAATAAGCCTTTCAATCCCAACGGCAGGTTTACAGTTGCAAGAACCGCTACGCCTACAGCACAAACCAAGCGTGTCGAGATAGCGGTCATAAAACGACTAAACCTCATAAAGGGTACCACTCGCAGGCTTAGAGCCTTACCAGAAGAAACAAGGTTTCTTTCTAAGCTGGAGGCAAAATTAGGTGGAACCGCTTCTAACAGACTGACCGTTTTAGAGAATGTGAATCTCAAGCAACTCGAAGCCGCCTTAACAGATCTAGGTGCTACAGCGAATCAGGCTAGAAGGTATCGCAGATTATTTAATTATGCTAAAAAGAATGACATCTTTGGGTTTGATGAAATAGCCAAACATGCTCAAACAAGACTCACAGAGATCAACAAGTCATCACATTGGTCTAATGTTCATGGGATTCATTCTTCTTTACCTTTAGATATGAAGGTAAAAGCCTTAGTGAGACAAGTTGCCTACACAGCTACCGAAGTTGACGTAGACACTATCCCTCCTGCTTTAGCAGCCAAATTAGAACAAGCTGGCTATAAACTTGTTCATGGCGTAGAGTTCGCAGCCCCTAGCGATCTGATGCACCTTTCAGTGGAGTTTGAGGACATTGTTAATAAAGCAAAGTATACCAACTCACTAGGAACCGTTGGACTTGCCGGTGCTGCTCGCAAACTAGAAGCAGGTGCAATTAAATCTGCTCGTGGTTTATACAGGTCAACTAACAGATGGCAACCTGATGCAGCTACCGCCATGTACAGAACTGCCTATAAGAACGCTTTACAGAGAGCTTTGTATGACGTAACTGATAGTGGTAAAAATTACCAGAAAAGTGCTGATGGCATAGCGAGTGCAGATTTGAACAGATTGATGGATCACCTGCAAGATGTTGTTCACGAAATTGGCAATGACATGATTCAACTTCAGCAGGGAAAACGAAACATGGCAAAACTCTCTATAAGAAGAATGAACACAAATGTTCAATCTTCTTTCACTCCAGCGGCACCTGCAGATTTGGTTAGGAGTCCCAGTATCTGGAGACAGACAACGGAAAAGCTGAGTGATTTGGGTTATACAGATAAAGAGATGGGCAGAATCTATAATGCCTTGAAAGAGTCTCGTGTCGTAGGTCCTCAAATACGAGGCAGGTTCACTAACATGTTTGACAAGATTCAGTCAAATAACCAGTTGACAGGTGTCTTAAGGACGTTTGGCACTGTTCCTGTTGAAGGCTGGCAACAGATGAGTGGTATAAAACGAACAGTTAAGGCGATACCTAGATTCCTTGGCAGGGGAATAGGCACTGGAGCAATTTCTGGTGCGGTTATATTGAGACATGATGAGATCAATAAAGATGTAGACCGTTCGACATTTCAGAACTTTGCCGTAGCAGTAGGTTCTACTTTAGGTGGAAGGATGCTATCTGGAAAAATGATGAGATGGCTTCTTAGGAAAACTGGTGGAAATGCCGATGAAGTCGGCAGGTGGATTAAGCCTATGATTCAAAAGGTTGATGACTCAGCTAGATATAAACATTGGGCATATATAGCTGATTCTGCTGCCACTGCAAGAGACTATTTCAGGTTCTCCTTGTCGCCTATCTTTGATGCTTCAAGGTACACAGAAGGAATGGTTTTAAGCCAGATAGGTGACCTACCTGAAGAGGTGATTGCTCGTGGTGGTATAAGGTTCAACATCTCTCCCAGCAGATGGAAGAAAGACAAGTTGAAAGAACTCACTGGTGGTCGAGGTAAAAGTGCTAAAGCAAAACGAATAGAGGTTTTCCATAACCCTAACCTTAGATCGACAGAACCAGCGGAGTATTTGACCGCAGAACAAATGAAAGCTAGGAATTTAGATCCTGACAAGTGGGATTCAACCACCAAGTTAGCATCGAAAGTAGTTGACTCTCAGTGGGACACTGTAGTTAATGAATT